GGCTATCCAAGTTCCTTTTGAATCTTTAACCTTATATACTCCCTCTTTTATTTTGTTAACTCTCATTGTTATTGTTTTACACTGTAAAAGTAATAAAAAATTATCAATCTGCAAATTTATTTACAATTATTTTATAAAAAAAATCCCCATTCAAGTCGAAACTATCCTGGGGATCAGCAAACAAAAGGGAATCTTTATGCTATTTTTTTAGCTTTACTGCAAATTTAGAGGCAACATCATTAGTCTGGTTTGGTACGTGCATAGTAATCTCATATTCATTAGCCTTTACATCGTAGCGCATTGCATCTATGTAGCAACTAGCGCCCTCTCTAAATGTACCAGAGCCAAAATCTATCCAGACTTTATTATGAGGTGCAACAGGAATAGGCTCAGACTTTAAATTATAAAATGTACCCTCATAGCGCTTTACAAAGTCTCTAAAGTCGTTTAATATTTCCTGTGTTACTATGTTATCTACAGTCGGATAATCAGAGGCTTGTATAGTGAAATCTCTAGGGCGTGAGAAAAATCCATCATAGCCTCCCTGGCTTGCATCAGATCCTAAGTAGTTTGAAATAAAAATACCTTTAGACTCATAGACAGCGGTTTGTGTATTTACTACATTTTGAGTGTTTGATATTATCATTTCGCTGGCGTTTTCGTTTACCTCAGCAACAAATATTTTATCAAAATAAGTAGCGTTTATTAATCCTAATCCAGAGGCGCTAGGATAAACTGTGAATCTAGGATAGTGTATATTTATAGTGACATCCATATCGCCCTCAACTTCCTCATAAGCGTTTAGCTCTAGTTCTACATTCTGCCAAGTCCCTACCTTTTTAAATTGTGGTAGTTTAGTTCTGTTTTTCTCATTAATTGCGCCGATACCAGTTCCTGTTTGCCATTCAGCAGTTTTCCAGTTATAATAAATTAAATCATTATTAGCATCATAGGCATAAACAATAACAGCTATCTCATATTCCCATACATCTGAGAAATTTGTTAAAGTATAATCTGGATCAACTAAAAACGAAAATCCTACTTTTAATTTTTTGCTATCATCTGTAGTTACTGTATTCATTATAACCTCATAGGTATCATCAAAATCTACATTTTCCCTAGCGTGTACAGTAGTTTTTATAGACTTGTTTCCTACTAATACATAATCCTCATCAGTATTTATAGTGGTGTTTGGTCCCAGCGTATAATCGTGATCATCATATAATAGCTGAGGATTTAAATTTAATATCCTATCATTTGAAAGTTGTACATCATATTTGACCTGGTTATAAGGTTTTAAATATTCTTTATACAAGTCAGCGCCAATAGGTTTTAACTCAGTAGGCGCTTTTAAAAGTACGTTTTCTGTAGTGGTAAATCTGTAATTTCCTAAGCGATCAAATACCTTATATTCTATTATTTCCTCGCCAGTTGTAGCTAATTGATTCTCAATAGAAAAACCTATGTCAAAATTAAATTGCTGATCTATATTGGTATCTATTAAGTTACTGTTTGAGATGATATACCAGCGCCCTTGACTCTGAAAAACCCTAGAGTTTGTAGCTTTTAAAAATGATTCTAAAACTTCTTTAGCATTTCTAAAATCTAGATTATCATAAACGCCAAACTCATTTAAAATAATATCGTGGTAGAAAGTGTCATTAGCGTTACCAGTAGCCTTTCTAATATCATTAGCTACATAAATATCAAAGTCTAGTTCTAAGTTATTTAGTATGTAGTATAGATAAAAAAACATTGTATCCTCATTGGAATCATAACCGCCATCAGCAGCATTAGAATAGGGCGCATCATAAGCATCTAGCGTACCTAGTCCATCATAAGCTACTAGCTTTACAGGATTAGGAAAAGGCTGTAGGCTTTCCTGGTATTGATCGACTTGTAGCCACCCCTCCCAGTATATCTCAGAGCTGCCTCCAGTGCCTCCAGATCCCTCCCAGAGATAATTGGCTTGCTCCCATTGGTCGTTTTCTGTATCCCATACCTTGTCTGCATTGTCTAGGCTACCAGTGGATATTCTTACTTTATATTCACGCTCACCAGCGGCATAGAATTGATCATAAAGAGTGTCAGCGGTTTCATATAGATTAAGTTCACAGCTTGAGCCTATTATAGGAGTGTAGAAATCATCATCGCCCTCCCATTTAATTACAACAGGATTGGCTTGACCGACTAGCGGAAAAATATCGCCATCGTAATCCTTTTGTAATATTTCTGCGACTCTATAGTTCCCTTTTGTGTCAGCGAACTCTAATCTAAATTTGACTCCGTATGCCATCTATTTATTTTATTCTGCTGCGATTTCTATCAGCTCTTTGTAGTGCCACTACCAAATCTTGACCATTTATTTTAAACTCTCCGCCTACGTTTACGTTTTGTCCGCCTCCTTGCCCTATCATTCCTTGTAGTTTATCTAGTGGCGCAATTACCTCTGGATTGGCTCTAGCACCAGGATACTCTCCCATCAGTCCCATAGTTGGACCAGATACGATTCCACCATTAGCAAATTTTGGAACTGATGCAAATTGTGACTTTACAAGTCCTACCATTCCAGCTATTAATGCTGGTAAAATTATTGGCGCAGCTGGTCCAGCTAGTAATGATCCAGCTGATGCTCCAGCAATAGCATTAGCAACTGATACAGATAATGCAGCTCCAACAGCATCTAAAGCAGCTCCTAAAAAAGCCGCTGTAAATGATCCTAAAGCACCCTCACCTAAACCTAATGATGAAACCATAGCTCCACCTAGCTGTGAAAATGCGCCAGCTAATTGATTGGATGTAACATTAGCTAAATCCTCCATTCTGTTTTTAAATTCAGTAGCCCTATCTACATCTATTTGATTGAATAAATCGTTTGTTTTTAATATTTTATTATTTAACTCATCCCAGCTAGTAGAATCTACTTGCATAGCTGAAACATCAATATCAGCGCCACCGCCAAAAGCAGCTGCAGCTCTACTGGCTAGACTAGGCTGTTCTACTGGAGTTCCTGTAGCAGCTCCGCCTCCACCACCAGCTGGAGCAAAACCAGATGTAAAACCAGATATAGCGCCACCAACTTTATTTACTAAGTTTTGAATATCACTCTCAACTATATTAGATAGCGGCTCTGCCTCGTAGGCTTTTTTAAATCCATCAGTAAACTCCTCAGCAACTATTTTAGATGCCTCATCCATTAGCTTACCGCCCTCAGATGCTATATTCTCTAAATTACTAAAAGCAGCTTCAGTAGCTTGTTTAAAACCCTCTTTGATTAAATCTACATCAAAAGTAAAAACGCCTGTAATTATAGTGCCTAATCCTTTAAATGCCTCTACAGAGTTTGCTACAAATCCTTTAATAATATTCCAAACTGTAGAGAAAGCTGTTTTAGCCACTCTATAATAGGCTTTAAAATAGCTTATAGTTCCCTGGATAATCACCCTAAAGGCTAGAGATTCATTGTAAAGATTTATGAAATAGTTTGCTATTTTAACTAATACAGTTTTAAAACCCTCCCACTCTTTATAGATTACTACTGCAATAGCTGTCAAACCAGCAGCTATTAATCCAACTGGAGTTAGCAAAGCGCCAAATACAGTTATAAGAGATCCAGCCACAGTCAATATAATAGGTAAAGCCGCTGCAACTGCTGCAAAAGCCAAACCAAGCTCTATAGTTTTTGGCGATAGATTTGTAATTACTCTAGCAAGTTTTTCTATTATAGGAGTAAATGATCTGAGCAATATAGCGCCTATGTCAGTAAAAGAATTTTGTAGATTTTTTAAAGATTTATTTAACTGGAATGAAGTAGATTTTTCTAACTCAGTAAATGCCTCCGCTGTAATACCAGTAGTGGTATTCATTCTCTGGAATATCTGCTCAGTAGATGCAAGGTTATTACCCATTAAATCTAAAACCCCAGATAGCGCTCTAGTGTTTGCAAATACTTTACCTTGAGCCTCCTCATTGTCTCCAAATGTTTCAGTTAAAGTCTTTAGAGTAGAAAGCAAACCCTCCTCTTTAATTTGTTTTCTAAGACCCTCAGCTGATAAATTAAATTCTTTTAATGTTTTTTTAGCTTGCTCACTAGGTTTTAATAACGAAAATAAAACCCCTCTTATTTGAGTTGCTGCCATTGCGGCATCAGTACCAGTTCTAGACATTGCAGCGAATGTAGCACCTACCTCACTAAATTCAACGCCCAATTGAGATGCAATAGGTAGCACAGTTCCCATTGACTGAGATAATGAATCAGCTGAAAGTTTACCCTCTCTAACAGATGCGGTTAAAACATCTGTAGCCTGTGATGCTGATAGGTTTTCTATTCCATAAGCATTAAGAGCTGAGGTTGCTAAGTCAGCAATAACTTTAGTCTCTCCTAGTCCAATAGCTGAGGCTTTTAAAGATTGCTCTAATACAGCCATAGCATCACCGCCTCTAAGTCCAGCGGATGTTATAAAAAATAGCGCATCAGCTGCCTCTCTAGCACTTACTCCTGTGCTTTTTGCCATTTCTACAGCAGCCTTGCCCATTTGATCTACCTCATCAGATGCAATACCTACTAAGGTTTTAATCTGAGTCATTGACTTATCAAAGTCAGCCGCCATTTTAATTGCAGCAGCTCCAGCGATTCCTAGAGGTAATGTTAATCTAGTCGATAGATTTTTACCTATATCAGTTGTACGCTTACCAAATGCCTGTAGTTTCCCAGATGCTGTATTTAGCGCTCTTGTCAGCTTACTAGCATCCCCTATAATATTAACTTTTAATTTTTGCTCTGCCATAGTACAAAAATACTAAAAAAAAAGGCGTTTAAAATTTAACGCCAGCTGCTATTGCTTTCTCTTTAAATGATTCGTAGTCCTCTTTAGTGCCTTTGGGTTTTTGCGCCTTGTTAAACTTATCCTGTGGTAATGGAAATAGTTTCTCTGGTTTTATCATTTGCTGCTTTTTCTGGCAGTTTACGTTATGCAGCATAGTAGCTACATATCTAATCCGTTCCCATTCCAGATTCTGTTTTATCATATAAGACTCGCCTAGCATTTGATTTTCTCTCCAGGTGTAAATCCAAAACTTATCTGGATCAATGCCGACTTGCCCTATATAATAATCCTCAATGTCATCCCAAGTTAGGGAGTCGGCTACTGCTTTCCCTTAGTATTGGCTACAGTTTTAGCCTGGCGATCTATTCCCATATTTAGATCATTGCCTAAGATTCTGGATTCCATCATAGCTGAGATCATTTTCTCTAGCTCATCCTGGTTTAAATCCTCAAGCCAAGCGCCTACTTTAAATTGATTGTAGTCTATCTCATTGCCCTCCTCCTGGTCAAATGCTAACATAGCACTATAAACCAAAGCACGAATAGCTGAAATAGAAACGCCACCAGAAAATAGATCACCTATTTTATCTAGTGGCACATTCATTATTTCTGTGAAGTTTGCCCAGAAATTCATACTAAAGTGCAGCGTAACATTACGCCCACCTAGTTTAGTGGTATAATACCCTCTCCTTTTGTTTGCCATTATGTAGTTACTTTATGTTATGCGTTGACCGACTTAGTGATCGCTCCTGTCAATGTAATTGAACCGCTGTAGCTTACTGGTGACTCCATTTCAGCGCTCATTTCTACACTAGAGAGGAATCCCTCAGCAGTATAAACAGAATCGCCTGTCTCAGCAGTTCCAAAAACGCAAGTTAATTGAGTTCTAGCTAGTAAGTAGTCAGCTAATTCAATAGCATTAGCAGTATCATCATAAGCTACTAACCCATCAAAAGAAATCTCTCCAGACATTACTCCAGCGATAACCTCTTGAAAGCCGCTACTGTCTTTAGTAGTTGCCTCTGGTAAGTCGTTACTGAGAGATAATGAGCAGCTAGTAGTGTGACCTAAAGCTGTATCCTCGATCTTTAAAATTAGGTTAGTTCCGTTAAATACTCCTGTTGTAGCCATTGTTATTTAAATTTTATACAAATATAGTTATTTTATTATTTATGTTTTATGCTGCTCCAAATGTTATTGTACCAGTTCCTCCTGTGAATGTAGTATATTTTTCATTTGATCCTACAGTGGTATTAAGCGTTCCAGTTGTCAATCCAGATCCTACTGTAATATCATAAGCGTCTGGGTAGCGGATTATTACCACTCCAGATCCTCCTGTGGAGGTTAGTGTTGAGTGTCCACCTCCACCACCACCACCAGTATTTGATGTGCCAGACGTTGGGGAAGCTGTTTGACTTCCTCCATTACCACCACCGCCCAATCCTCCAATTCCTTTGGTTTGATCTTGATATTGATTACCACCCCCACCACCAGCATAATAGTTTCCTGTACCACCAATAATGTTTACTTCTAATCCATCTCCACCATCTCCAGCAGCAGATCCTGTAGTAGCATTATAGCCAGCTTGCCCAGCACCTCCTCCACCTCCAGCATTATAATATGTACCACCTTGATAGCCAGTACCGCCGCCATATCCTTGGGTTACTGGTGATGTTACAGCAGAACCACCCGCAGAAGTAGCGCCTGTAGTGCCACCTATAGCTCCACCACCGCCAGAGCCACCATCACCTCCAGCACAAGCTGAATTATTGTTAGGAACAAAAACTCCACCTTTACCCCCTCCAGTTGAAGTAATTGTATCAAAAACAGAATTATTACCTATTGTTGCTGATGCACCGCCAGAACCAACAGTAACTGTATAATTTGTTGATGTAGATAATGATAAAGATGTTTCGGCAGCAGCGCCGCCTCCTGTAGTTGATCCATAAGATGTGCGCAATCCTCCAGCTCCAGCTCCTCCGCCATAATTATTACCACCACCACCACCACCAGCGACTACTAAATAATCAACTGTTAAATCTGGTAAAGGAGCCGCAGCTCCAGCTCCAGCCTCTGTAGTAACTAACCAGCCTTTAGTAGCGCCAGAATATAATAGCCTAGCGGTTTGGTTATCATTATCTAAAACTAAATCGGTTGTAGCGCCTCTAAGGTTTAGAGTTCCAGGATCTAGTGTAATATTATTTGTACCAGCGTTTGAGGCGTAATCTACTATAATAATCTCATCTCCAGCGCTTGGAGCAGCTGGTAGAGTTACTGTGATAGCAGCGGATGAGGTATCTACTAAATAACCCTCTCCACTTACAGCAGTAAATGCAGCGGTTTTAGCAGTAAGTTGCCAATTAATTAACCCTCCAGAGTCTAAGTAGTCAAATGTTGCCTTTGTAAACGCCATCTATTGTTTTTTTTATATTATTAATCAGCTACCAAATCCCAGCTAGTAGTATCCTCATTCCAGGTGTACATTTCCCCATCATCTGGATATGCTACAGGAGCCTCCCATAAACAGCTAGTTTCATCTAGCACCCAGCTATCAAATGGTTTTGGCGGAATAAAAGCATCTCTACTGTGATCATAGGTATAACCTATTCCTGCATAGTTTTTTCTAAATGCTTTTGACTGATCAGCTGCTGGCTCTCCAGTTGCTGGATCGTAATAAACCCCTCCTTTTGTGTTGTACGATGTCCTTTTACAAACTTGCTCTCTGAAATTACCATAGTGGATTTCCCAGTTTGTAGGTCCATCTGTTTCATCCTTACCGACTATCACCTCAGTAACGATGTTTTGCATATTTAAAAAAGCATAATGAGCCATCTCTTGTTTTTTATATTAATTAACTAAATGATATTGTTCCTGTTCCAGCTGTAAAGGTAGTTACTTTGTCCGAGCCATCTGTAGCGGTTGAGCCAGTTAATCCAGCTCCTATTGTTACTGTGTATGAATTTGGATAGCGTAGTATTACAACTCCAGAGCCTCCAGCGCCGCTGCCACCATTTTCAAAATAATTACCTCCCCCTCCAGAGCCTGTATTTACAGTTCCATTTGTACCTCCAATACCAATACCTCCGCCAGCACCACCACCTCCAGTACCGCCACTACCAACATTAGTAGTGTTGACAGCGCCTCCTCCGCCACCAGCTCTTGGAGTGGATGTTCCTGTAATTGATGATGATAATCCATTGCCTCCATTACCTCCAGCGCTTGTAGTCCCATTTGATCCAGCAGCACCAGCACCTCCGCCACCACCAGTACCAAACTCTGCTGTTAATACAGAATCACCTCCATCATAACCCTGTGTAGGTGATGATGTAGCAGTGCCAGGATTAGGCGATGACCCATACCCAGCACCTCCACCAGATCCTCCAGTTTTACCTGATCCAGAATTAAAACCTCTATTACCACCACCTCCACCGCCAGTAGATGTTATAGTAGAAAACACAGAATTTGAGCCATTATCACCTGGTGAATTTCCATCAACACTAAATACTTTAGATGGCGCTCCAGCACCAACTGTAACTGTATAATTTGTTGATGTTACTAAAGTTAATGACGTTTCGGAGCTTGCGCCACCTCCAGATGTTTCAGAATTATATGAATTTCTATAACCTCCAGCACCTCCGCCTCCACCAAAATTAGTACCACCAGAACCACCACCAGCAATTACCAAATAATCTACTGTTATAGGTAATTGGCTTAAAGCTGTAGCAGTTTCATTAGCAGCGTTATAAGCTATCCAGCCTTGAGTAGCATCTACATAAACCATAGATACGCCACCCCTTTCGTAATTTATTGCAAAATCACCAGATGAGCCATTGATATTATCAGAGGAGGTTATTGTGATATTGTTTGTATCGGCAGTGCCAGCGTAATCAACTATAGAAACCTCATCACCAGCAGTCGGACTACTTGGCAATGTAACAGTAATTGCAGCACTTGTAGTATTAACAAAATAACCCTCTCCAGCTGTGGCTGTGAAAGCTGCTGTTTTTACTGTAGTGTCCCAGCTAATCCCTCCGCCGCCTCCAGAGGTGAGTACAAAATGTACAAATTCAATATCTGTACCAGTTACTGGCGCATCTACAAAAGTTAAAGTAGAGCCGCTTATAGAATAATTGGCAGCATCTTTTATCTGATAAACCCCATTTAAATAAACCTGGACAGCATCATTATCTCCTGGCGTACTATCTAAAGCAAAAGCTACTGTAGATCCATCACCAGTATGCTGAGTAGTAACTACGTCAACAGAGCCACCCTCTCCAGAGGCTGTAGATGCTATTGTAATTGTATCTGTGGCTGCATCAGTCGTTAAAGTAATATTAGAGCCAGCAGCAAGCGTTAAAGTGTCTGTAGCGCCATCAGCGACTACATCGCTTTGACCACTAACAGAAATAGTTTTAAACGCCTCAGTAACTGATCCTGTAGCAGTTGATGTTATCGTAACTGTATCTGATCCAGCATCTGTAGTTAAAGTAATTCCAGTTCCAGCAGCTAGATTTAAAGTGTCTGTATTTGAGTCCGCATTTACTGAGGTTTGACCGCTAACTGCAATAGTAGAAAATGAGTTTTGATTTACCTCAGCACCAGCTGCAATTCCATCTAATTTTGTTTTTAAAGCGCTTGTAAAGTTCTCATCTGTTTGCGAAGCTACAGCAAAATCTATTTTTCCGTTTGTATCATCATAAGTTACTGTGATTCCAGTTTCTGTATTAGAGGAAACCATAGCGCCTACAATGTCCTCAACTTGCTCTGTAGTGAGTACTGTATCAGTATCTGTAACAGTGTTTGTAAAAGTAATTTTATCGCCAGTTCTAGCTATAGATAAACCAGTTCCAGCCTCTAGCACTATAGTATCTGTAGTGGCATCACTACCAGTTAAAACTATTTTTTCCTCATCTGTGTTATCGCCATCAGCAGCTGATACTGTATAAGTTGTATTATTGTCTGTTAAATTGTCAAATTGATCCTGTATGCTAGAAGTTACTCCAGAAACATAGCCTAGCTCTGTATCAGTTACTGTGCTGGCGGCTACTTTTCCGCTTGCATTTGAAACAAGCGCTTTAGAGGCTGTTAAATCAGTGTCTGTTATTGTGGTAGCAGCTCCAGTTATTGTATCCTCTTTAGTAGCATCCTGGGTATCTACATAGTCTTTTACAGCAGCTGAGGTAGGTATCGTAGTATCATTATCATTTGATGATATACCCTCAGATTCAGTTACTAAAGCAGCATCCGCTATTTTATCAATAGTTACCGCATCATCCGCTAAAACCTTTGTCGTTACCTTAGTTACTGCCATAATTGTAATTTATACAAAATTAATCTTTTTAATTGAATTTATAATTTTCTAAATAACCAGCTGCTACCATATCAGATCCATTATGATGCAATCCTATAGCGCCTTTTAAGTAGGATGGAGACCCTACTAATGGATTATAATTAAAATTAGATCCATTATTACTAGAACTAAAAACGCCGCCATCAAAAGTATTAGACAATCCAGTGCTAGATGCTATATGAAATGATCCATCACCATAGGTACCCTGGTAATATCTACGAGGTATTCCATTGTTATAACTTGGCAAGTCTGTAGATATAGCGCTCCAGCTAGCGCCATTATTAGTTGATTTTAACATTCTACCTCCTGGATTAAATTTCCAGGCAAGCCACGTTCCAGATCCATCTGTAGCTATATTATTTGGTACATATTTACTACCAGAAACATAAGGCAAAGATACAGTAGTATAAGTGCTAAAACCATTGTCGCTGTAATAAAAATTAGCGTTGTTATTTATAATAATTCTAGATCCAGATTGTGCGCCTCCTGGTGCTGTGTGCATACCTGGTAAACTTGTATCAAATATCCAGTTTTGCCCATTATCAGTAGATGAATAAGAATTGCCATAGTCAAAAGCTACCCATCTGTTACTCCCAGTATAAAAAATTAAAGGTTTAGTACTTAATCCAGAGATGTTTGCAAAACCTAAATTATAAACCTGGCTATAGCTTGATCCATTATCTGTTGATCTAGATATACTAGTGTCTTGAGTTCCATTTGTTAAATGAATAGCACAAACAGTATTTCCATTAAAAGCTAAATGAGCATTAGCGATTAAATGATTATATCCTTGAGTAAAGGATGCGGCGTTATTATCAGATATATCGTACTCAAAATCAGTATCCTCAGATGTAATAAACCAGCGATTATTGTTGTAAAATACTCTATGCCCATTATAGCTACCTCCTTGACCTACCACAGTATAACCTAATGGCGTATAACTAGGACCAGCTGATCTACCATAAAACTCAGATACAGCGTGCTGTGGAGTCAAGCCAATATCTACAGACATAGTTGCTAGAGATACATTAGATTGTGTTACACTGTATTCAGTAGCTATCTCTGATAAACTTAATTGACCGCTGCTAGGTAGTGCCATTATCCTTTGTTTTCAAGTTTCTCGATACGCTCTAAAAGTTCTTTATTTGTTTCTATTAGCAGTCCTATCACAGCATTATAGTCAACTGTTTTATAGGTTTGCTCGCCATCTAATGAATCTACCTCTTTAACAGCTCCTGGTAAAACTTTTTCAATATCCTGGGCAATAACTCCACCCCCATTTTTTCCGTTCTTTTTCCAAGTGAACTCTACCCCTTTAATTTGTTTAATCTTGTCTGAGGCGCTTTCTATTGTTTTAATATTATCTTTTAGGCGCTCATCAGATGAGGTAGATGTAGAAAATGCTATCACATCGCCATCCACGTGCAAATCGCCATCAGATTCCATTTTAGCTACATAGTTGCTATTTATGAAAAACTGTATTGAGTTATCCTCATTCCAATAAATAAAGGTATCATTAGAGCTACCTATTATAGTTGGTCCATAAATTTGACTAGCTACACTAAACTCATTTGATCCAGATAATTGTAATCCATTCCCAGCAGTATAAGTACTACCCTCTCCAGATGTTTCTGTAGCTGTAGTGACTCCTGTAAGGTGTCCAAACTCATCTACAGTTACATTTTGAATGTAAGTTCTGCCAGAGTTTGAAGTATTAGAAAGAGTAGAAGTATCAGCGTGACTAAATACAGTACCAGATAAATCTAATCCATTCCCAGTAGCTGTATATGTTGTATCTGTAACAGTTTCTGTGGCAGTTGTTAATCCTGTAACGTGACCGAAAGTGTCTAAAGTCACGCCAGTTACATAAGTTCTAGAGCTTGCTGTTAAAGATGCCTGGCTAGAGGTGTCATCGTGAGCCAGTCCGTTTGTTTCTTGGGTTAATCCAGATCCAGCCGCTACTGTAAACTCATTAGATCCATCTAAGGCGATTCCCAGTCCAGCTGTATAAGTGTTTCCTAGTTCGACAAAGCTAGAGCCATCGTAAACCTCGTAAACGCTTAAAGTAGTATTATACCTAAGCATCCCCACCTCTGGCGTAGCTGGTCGCTGTGCTGTAGTACCTACTGGAATTGTAACAGCTCCAGTTAAATCGACATCTAAAATGTTATTAGCCTGTGAAATACTAGAGTTTCCTACCTCGGTTGAGGTTGTAAATATTGGTAAAAAGTTTGTTGATCCAGAGCCTCCTAATAATGTTACTGAGGTCGCTCCAAAAATTATAATCTCTATCTCGACTCCAGACTCGACTTCATTTCCTACTCCAAAATCTAAAGTAGTGCCAGATACAGAAAAATTATCTTTTGATTGATAAACCCCATCAAAATAAACCTGGATGTCATTCTCATCTGTTACTGATTGAGATAACGTGTACTGGTAGTCTGATCCAGTTGCTGTAAAATTATCTCTATAAATTTCTAGGTTTACATTTGTAGTACCTCCGCCACCAGTTACATCATCCCAGCTAAATGATCCATCGCCATCAGAGGTTAAAACTTGACCACTTGTACCATTACCAGCTACATTTAATTGGTCTGCGCCTATTGAGTTATTTGTCAGCGAAATAGTTACAGCTCCAGTAGATACATCAGCCGCTAATACCGAATCAGTAGCTATTGATCTAACTACATCGAGCCAGGAAAAAGTGCCATCCCCATCAGAGACTAATGCCTGTAGTGCAGTTCCGTTTCCAGTTACTTTCAATTCACTAGCGCCCACCTGGTCAGCGGCTATTTTATCATCTGTTACTGAGTCTGGTGCTAGTTGAGTAGTGTCCACTCCGCCATCAGCTATAGCAAATTGATTGCTTCCATCTAGATTTAAAGTAACCTCATCAGCTGTATAAGTTTCGCCTAAGTCAGAGACTGTAAAGTTTAATTTACCATTTACATCATCATATTCTACTGTGATATTACTTTCTGTATTACCAGAAACCATAGCACCTATAAGATCCTGGAAATCCTCAGTATTTAAAGAAATAGTTACATCGCCCTGGCTAAAATCGGCATCTATTCCAGTTCCGCCTGTCAAAGTCGTTACAGCAAGCTCAGAAACATCTACCCAGTCAGTACCAGTTAAAGTACTTTTTAAAAGCTGTCCATTAGTTCCTGGCGAATTTAAAGAATCTTTAATAGCGCCATCGACTCTGAGATCACCCTCTACTCTTAAATCACCAGAGGTGTTTACGTGAAGTCCTAATTCATTTCCGATCCCATCAGTTAACTGTTTGTCAGTTGCGCCTACCTCATCATTATCTACAGCCTTAACTATTGATTGATAAGTATCTTTTATTTTATTTCCAGTGAATGTAGCCATCTATGTATTTTCTACAAATTTAATCATTTTCTAAGGTATGCTATGCACTCTCCAGCAGTCACAGTAATATCGGTTATATGACCTCTAATAGAATGGAAATCTTTTAGTGTTAATGTCACTGTGGTATCACCTCCATTAGTAAGGTTTGTAAATGTTAAAGTAGTGTTTCCTAAAGATTCTATCAGACCAAAATGCTCTCCATCTGGAGTAGTATTTGTATTATTAGAATCTAGGTGTCTAAACCCAAAATCGCCAAACTGTAATCTATAAAAATTGTTAGCACTATATAATTCCTGTGTAGCCATATTATTTCTTTTTAGCTGGTTTATTTCTGCCTTGCTTTTGCGCTCTGGTGCAGTGACTATATTTACCTCTACGATTTAATGCCTTGCCCATCACTTAGTTTTATCTTTTAGCTTTTCGTATGTTCTAAGTCCGCCCAAACCTAGCATCCCCATAAGGACAGTAAAAAGGCTATTAGTATCAAACTCTACAGGCTTAATGTCTGTATAAGCTAAAAGCAAGGGCATTACTATATAATGAAACCCAAAAGCTAATCCGCAAATCCATCCTATAAATGGTCGCCATCCACTAACAAACATACTCCTGTTTTGAGCCTCTAC